CCTATTGCAAGCCGCACCAACACCGACAACGCCGACCGCCAAACGCGCGACGTGTCCACGCTGGACAACAAGGGCTACCAGTGCGTGCAAACCAACTTCGACACGCACATCAAGTATCAAAAGCTGGACGCCTGGGCGAAGTTCAAGAACTTCCAGACCCTGGTGGCTATGGCCATCCTGCGCCGCCAGGCACTTGACCGCATCATGATCGGATTCAACGGCACCAGCATTGCCGCCACCACCGACCTGGCCGCCAACCCGCTGCTGCAGGACGTGAACAAGGGCTGGCTGCAGCACCTGCGCGAAGACGCGCCCGCTAACGTGATGAGCGGGGGCGCTACCCCTGGCGTTCTCAAGATCGGCGACGCTGCGGGCAATGACTACAAGAACCTCGACGCGGCCGTGTATGACGCCATTAGCCTGCTGGCACCCTGGTATCAACAAGACCCTGACTTGGTGGTCATCATGGGCCGCGAGCTGCTGGCCGACAAGTATTTCCCCATGGTAAACGTGAAACAAGCGCCCAGCGAAACGCTGGCGGCCGATATTGTCATCAGCCAGAAGCGCGTGGGCGGCCTGCAAGCGGCCACCGTGCCGTACTTCCCACCAAATGCCATGCTGGTGACGACTTTCGACAACCTGTCTCTGTACTGGCAGGAAGGCGCCCGCCGCCGCCGCATGGAAGAAAACCCCAAGCGCGACCGCGTGGAGAACTTCGAAAGCTCGAACGACGCCTACGTGGTGGAAGACAACGACCGCGCCGCGCTGGTGGAAAACATCGAGCTGGTGGATTGAGTCTGGAGCCCACCACCATGAACACACCGGCAAAGCGTCACAAGATGCGTGTGCTGGCCGAGCTGGCGGCGAAGGCCGCCGGCCACGGCGACGAAGTGCGGGGCAGCGCCTACGAGCTGATGCTCGCGCAGCTGGCCGAACACAAGCGCACCCTGAAAACCATCCAAAGCACCGAGCGCAAGATCGAAGCCAAGCGCAAGATGCTGCCCGACTTCGAGGACTACGTGACAGGCGCGCTGGAAGGCGGCCAGGGCGCGCACGACATGGTGCTGACCACCGTGCTGGTGTGGCACCTTGACGTGGGCAACTGGGCGCGCGGGCTGGAGATTGCCGCCTATGCGCTCGCCCATGGCCTGGCGCTGCCTGACGTTTACAACCGCACGCTGCCCACGCTGCTGATTGACGAAACTGCCACGGCAGCGTCCAAGGGCCAGCTGGTGGGCGACGAGGCGCTGCGCGTGCTGGCCGAAGTGGACCAGCTCACCGCCGCGCACGACGCGCCAGACCAAGCCCGCGCCAAGCTCTACAAGGCCATCGGCTACGCCCTGATCGGCAAGACCCCGGCCAGTGAGCCCGACTTCACCACGCTGGACGAAACCAAAGCCCGCCTGGCCATGGAGAAGCTGCAGCGCGCCCACGAACTGTTCGCACAGGTGGGCGTGAAAAAAGACATGGAACGCCTGGAGCGCCGCATCAAGGCGGCCACCGGCACCGACTGAGCGTACCCCGCACCCCGGCGGCTCCGGGTGCCGCGACCAAGGGCGCAAGCCCATCGGTCAACGCACCCGGACCACCGCCGATCTATTCCCATCGCCCCGAGGCCCGCCCGTGAGTTTTGTCGCCACCGCCAATCCGCCCATCGAAGCCGAAGACGCCCAGGTCGAAAACGATCCCTGGTTTCCTGCCATCGACGCGCCCAAGGTCCGCGAGGCCTGCCTGCTGGACGGCACCGTGACGGCGGCGCGCCTGGCAGAAGCCATCGCGGGCGCCATCGACGCGGTGAATGCAGAGCTGCGCACCTACAAGGCCGACCAGCTCGCCCAGGGCGTGGAATCGCTGGCGGATGCCGGCGACGGCCGCCAGGCTGGCCGCTACCTGCGCGCAATCCACGCCCATGTGCAGGCCGATCTGGCCGAGGCGTACCGAGAAATCGACACCACGCCGCACAACGACAGCAAAACCGAGCGCATCCGCGAGCGCATCGAAGCCAAGGTGGACGAACACCGCCGCAAGCTCCGGTGGGCAATCTCCGACCTGCTGGGCCGGCCGCGCACCACCGTGGAGCTGATCTGATGCGCGCCATTGCACAGCAGCACGAAATGCTGGACGAGCTGTGCCGCCGCACCACGGGCAGCACGGCCGAGGTGGTGGAGGCCACATTGGCCGCAAACCCAGGCCTGGCCAAGCTGGGGCCGCGCCTGCCGGCCGGCACCGTGGTGCAAATCGTTGTCCCGCCCAAGCGAACCCAAAAACAAACCATCAACCTGTGGGACTGATCCACCATGAGCGAAAGCGCACACCACATCGCAAAGGCCGCAGGCGTTGAGGCCGTGAAAGCATCCCCGGCCGTTGCTGCAGCGGCCAAGCAAGAAGGCGGCTTTTTTACCCTGAGCCCTATCACCACCCTGACCTGCATCTATCTGGTGCTTCAAATCGCGTACCTGGCCTGGAAGTGGCACAACGAACGCCAAGACCGGAACGCCAAGCGCAACGCATGCGAGGTGCCGGAATGACCACCAGCACCCGCCAGCGCATCGCCGTGGCTCTGCTGTCGCTGTCGGCCGCCGGCTTTGCCACATGGACGGCCAGCGAAGGCGACGGCCCCACAAGCGTGCGCGCCGATGGTGCCGTGGTGCACCACCCCTACGTGCCAACGGCGGGCGACGTGCCCACCATCGGCCACGGGTCCACCCGGTACGAGGACGGCACGGCCGTGCGCCTGTCCGACCCGCCCATCACCCGCCAGCGGGCCGAGCAGCTGGCGCGCAACCTGCACGGCGAGGAAGAAGCCCGGTTCAAGGCCAGCTTGCCCGGTGTGCTGCTTTATCCGGGCGAATACGACCTGTATCTGGACTTTGCGGGCCAGTACGGAATCGGGAACTGGCGCACCAGCTCCATGCGCCGCCACCTGCTGGCCGGCGACCATCTGCGCGCCTGCCAGGCCCTGCCAGCGTGGCGCTTTCAGGCAGGCCGAGATTGCCGCCTGCCGCAGAACTGGGGGCCGAAGGGCTGCAAGGGCGTGTGGACGCGCCAGCAAAAGAGGCATGCGGACTGCATGGCGATGCAATGAGCCAGGCCCCACAAAACGAACCGCTGGCCACCTACCACCGCGAGGTGTTCGTGATTGCCGCACGGCCGAGAATCACACGCCAGACCACAGGCCCCGCTCAGGTCGAAATCTGCTATCAGGCGCACGGCGCAAACCTAGTCATCGCCATGGCTCCCGGTGATGCCGAGGCCGTGGCCGAAGAACTGGTGCATGCCGCCGCCCGTGCCCGTGAAATCAACAGACCCAGCGCAGATGCAAAGGAGCGCAAATGCTGACCACCCTGCGCGCCAATGCCTGGAAATACACCGCCATCGCCCTGGGCCTGGGCCTGGGTTTCGCCCTGGTGATGCAGACCTTGCGCCTGGCCGAAGCCCAGCTCGAAACCGCCCACAGCGAAAACACCCTGCAGACAGAACGCACCACAGCCGCGCGGGCCGCGCTCAAAACCTCCGAACGCTACCGCACCCTGGAAGGAAAACACCGTGACGAAATCGCCCAAATCCACACCGATGCACAGACCGCCCTTGCAGCTGTTGACACTGGCCGCGCTCGCGCTGTTGATGCTCGCGACCGGCTGCAGCGCGACCTTGCCGAATACCTCACCCGGCACCGTGCCGCCGCCCAGGCTCGCGCCGCTGCCGGACAGTGCGCGCCAGACACCGCCCCCGCCGATCTGCTTGCCGACCTGCAGCGACGCGCTGATGAAAGAGCGGGAGCACTGGCGCACATTGCTGATGCCGCCCGCATCCGTGGGCTCACCTGCGAGCGCACCCACGACAGCGCCAGAGCCATGATGGAGGCCGCCGCCAATGGACAAGCCAAGTAGCCTGCGCGAAACGCTCACCAAGGCGTTGCCAGCACTCAAGAAAGACCCGCAGAAGCTGGCCATCTTCGTGACGGGCGGCCGGGTCATCAACACAGGCACCGACTCTCTGTCGTTTGAGTACGCCTACACCCTGCGCGCGCTGCTGCTGGACTATGTGGGCCACGCCGACGCGGTGATGGCGCCCCTGGTGTGGTGGATGAAACAAAACCAGCCCGAGGTCTTCGCCAACCCCGAGCGCCGCGCCCGTGCTATCCGCTTCGAGGTCGAATACCTCAACACCAAAGCGATGGACCTGCAGATAGACCTTGAACTGACAGAGGCCGTGCTGGCACGCCCACGCCCAGGCGGCCCGCCCGGTGCCCTGAACCTGATTCACAAAGACGAACCGCCGCCACCGCTGGCGATCCTGCAGGCCGAACACTGGGAAGTGTGGCTACGCGAGGAGAAGCTGGCCACCTGGGACTACGCCCCCCGATGAAATACCTGCTCACTGCCTGCTTTCTGGTGTGGGAGGGATACCAGCGCATTCGCGGATGCTGGCGCCGCTGGGTGCGTGCCCGTCAGCGTGGGGAAGGTTGACCGATGGCCGACGACTTCATGCAGCTGGAAAGCTGGCTGCAACCCCTGCTGGATCGCCTGACCGATGCCGAGCGCCGCAAACTGGCGCTGGAGATTGCGCGCGAGCTGCGCCGCGAGAACGCCGCCACCATCCGCGCGCAACACGGACCAGATGGTGAAGCCTGGGCACCCCGCAAGAACCCGATGCGCGACCAGCGCGGCCAGCTGCGCAAGCGCAAGGCGCAGAGCATGTTCGCCAAACTGGCCGGCGCCAAACACCTGCGCGCCCAGGTCGAAGGCGGCGACGCGGTGGTGGGTTTCACGGGCCGCACCGAGCGCATAGCGCGCGTGCATCACTTCGGCCTGCGCGACAGCGTGAAGCCTGGCGGGCCGGAATACGACTACCCGGCGCGCCCGCTGCTGGGCATTTCCGACGACTTCACCAAGCGGCTGCAGGACCGCCTGCTGTCTCAACTGGCCGGGGGGTGATCTGCTGAATGTGTGCATCGCGCACACAGGGCAAACCGCGTGCGTTTACGCGCACGCGCGGGCACCATCAAATGCATGGAACGCCCCGTCGATCAGCCCGAATCTCCGTTTGAAATCCTGCGCCGCCTGGAGAACATCGCGCGGGTGGGGACCATTGCCGAAGTGCGCACCGGGCGCCCTGCGCGCTGCCGCATTCGCTGCGGCAACATCACGACCAACTGGATTCCCTGGATAGCTGGCCGCGCGGCCGGTGAAGCCGGTAGCGTGTGGTGGCCGCCCAAAGTGGGCGAGCAGTGCCTCATGCTCGCACCGGGCGGCGACCTCATGAACGCCATGGTCCTGCCCGGCGGCTACAGCGACGCAAACCCCCAGGTCAGCGAAAACCCCGACCTGTTCAGGCAGGAATTCGGCGGTGCTGGCTACATGGAACACGACGCCACGTCCGGCGAATTCACGCTGTCAGCGATCACGAGCATTCTTTTGCGCGTGATGGAGTCGTCTATCCAAATCACGCCCGATGCCATCGTGATGAAAGCCGGGGGCGCGACCGCCACGCTCAACGGCGAAGGCTTGAAGGTGACGCCCGATGTGCTGGCGCAAGACATCAGCCTGGTGAACCACCTGCACCCCGGCGTGAAGCGCGGCGGCGAAGAAACGGACCCGCCCGTATGAACCGCACCACCGGCAAATCCATC